CCAGCACCTTGCGTCTTTAAGAAGTGTCCATCTGTGCCTGGTGTTAATCTTACCCAAGAAGTTCCATTGTCATACAAAACATCTCCTTGATTAACAGTACCAAAATTGAATTGTCCACCAAAACTAGCTACTGATGCAGAAAGTGAATTAGCATGCCATGTTGATAATCCAGTTCCTTGACCACCTACGATATTCACGCTAGCTAAAGTAGCTGCTAAGTTAACTTCAGGAATACGTCCAGCAGAACTAGGAATACTAGCTAAAGCAGTCATAGATCTTCCATGGACTTTACTTCCAGTTGTTATATCTTCCAACTTAGTGTCGGCAATAGCAGCGTCAGAAGCAATATCTACGTTGCTAATACCGCTAATTGAGCCTTGATCGACAAGATTATGTAACTTAGTATTAGTTACTGTCTCCGTTGCTCCAAATGTTTGACCTCGTGAGAGTGTTGCTGGCATCTAATCTTCCTCTGAAATCTTATCCGCTAGAGTTACCTCTGCATCTAAGTACCTATCAAATTCATGTTTAAAGTCCCTACCATCTTTTCGATAGGCAAGTATAACCTTTTTGGTTAAACCATTTTCTAGTTGTTCTGTTAATGAATAAAACTTATTTGTTATAAACTCAATAGAGTATTCTTTAATCTGAGGTCCATCCATCTCATAAGTAACTTGGACATCTACTTCTTTACCGTATCTCTTAAAGAAAGACTCTTTTAATATTTCTTTATTAAATCTATCGTCTTTGTCATAAACTTTACTTCTGACTAAAGCATTTCTTTGTAGTTCTATCTCTGCACTATCTAGCGCCTGGTTGATATTCTTCTTCATAAGTTACAACACCCCTTTCATAAATAATAATATCGTCACTAACATTTGTTGCGTTATGCTGAATCTTAATTCTAAGCTGTCTCCAAGGTCCATACGCATCTATTGAGAATACATCCTCAACAATGTTATCGTCAGCAAGAGTAAATGGTAATGTTGCTGGCAGTGTTGGTGAATTACCTTTAAGACTCATTGTTCCTAGCGTCTGGTATTCGCCATCATCTAAAGAAATAGAAATAGTTAAGTCATAATCACCACTAGATAAAGCTCGTACTCTAACCTCTCCACCGTTTTTAAGGATCAAAGGCTTGCCAATATTCTCTTTACGTCCTTCTTCTTGGTAGTTAATTGCTGTGCCATTATCGTCATATCCACTCCATGCTTGATAGACTTTTCCATCAGTTGAGTCGATAGCGTAAAGTTTTTCTTCTCCGTTAATTCTAATCTTTCCCCAACCAGCTACATTCCAACCAGTAATAACCATCCAAGCTTGAAGAGCAGGATAATAAACCCATACCTCATTATTAGTTGTTGAAGAATCAACAGGCAAAGCTAGAAAGTATTTATTATCGAAATAAATAGCGCAAGCTTTAGAAATTGACGACCAAGTGATACTATCAAACTCGTCTTTTAAAGTATAAGAAAGAGGTTCTGTGCGACCACTTTGAAGCTTATCTTGTTGGCTTCTAAATAAGCCACGCACACCGTCTCTTGCTAAGTACATAATATCGTCACCAACTTGAATAGCTGTACGATTGGCAACACAACCATATTCCAAAAGTTTTTCAGGTTTATCTGTACCAACAGGAGTTGTCGATGGATTAATCCCCCATATTTCATCTTCACCTAAAGCAATAATACCTTGATCACGAATACCGATTAAAGCTCTCTCTTGACCAACTGGCATATTGAAGTAATCATTCGTACGATCAAAAGCTCCTGAGTAATCTGCTGAGAAAGCATCTGACCATGAAAGTTTATTATTCTCTAACGTCCACCATCTGTTTCTATACCAAAGGTTAACCAATGTAATAGGCGGTGATGTATTTGTGTCTCCTAAGTCTTGAAAAGAATGACTTTGATTCATGCGAAACGCATTGTCTGTGCCATTTTGAATAAATAAAACATCATTCTCTCCACTCTCCCCACCTTTAATAAGTGAATAAGCTGTTGCTGAAGAAAAATCTGTTTTATGTTCTGTAAAAGACCCTGACCCTGTCCATCCTTCAAGCTTTGTTCCATGAACAGCAATTACTTCCTCTGTTCCTCCTGCTGGAGCAAAGCCAAAACATTCAATACCTACATTATCCCCAATATCTTCAATTAGAGTTATACCAGGTCTTTTTTTAGTTTCCCCAGGAGTTCCAATATCGACATTAAGCAAGATAGTAGCTTGATTGTCCCCAATACGAGAGCCATGATTACGAGTATTGATACCACCTGTAAAATCATTACGAATAGCAAAGATCTGTGTATCATCGCCTGCCATTAAACTGTCTCCCTTGAGTATGGAGTTGGTCTAAGTTCATGAATCTGATCTTCTTGATTTTCTTTGTTCCATATAATTCCTTGGAATACTTTTTCTGCTTCAATATCAAAGTCTTTAGCTTTATCGTATTGACGTTTGCGTCTTAGAATCTTTGCTGTTGCTCTTTGAATAAGGTAGTTTGCACAATCAACCACTGGAGAGTCGTAATCATCTTCAAGAGGATAAGGCACAACAAAATAAGGCATTTTAATGGTGAGTGTATTCGCAGGTGTCTGGAATAAGCGGACTACTTTAACTTTATAGTCTAAAGCACTCGGTGACATAATGGCTACTGTTACCGCTGCTGAGTTTGATGTTCCTGTAATCTTTCCAGTCGTTGCCGCTGATTTAGTTATACTTAATATTTCTGTAAAAGAATTAGTAGTAGATACATCTGATGTTCCATTTAATGTAATGTCTTCATGAATAATGACTCCGCTAGACATTCCTTTAATATGCACTGTTTGTGTAGTGTCGGAAGATGAAGAAGAGGTAAAAGTTATAACAGAGCTACTTGATGGTTGGTTCTGAACAGGAAGCGTAAGAATATCATAAGCTTCAACAGTACCGTTAGAATCCCAACTAGAAACATTATCAATTAACATTCTTTGGTAATCTATACGTTTTAATGAAAGATTATTGCTATCATCATACGCATTAAGTGGTTTTCCAAAATCCTCAGGAAGAACATAGTCTCGTGTGCTTGCTGTTGTTGTGAAACTATAATCTGGTTTTACATGAGAATAGTTTACTCTGTTAAGAAACTCAAAGTAAGCTTCATTTATGTAACGTCCAATGATAGTAGCAGACGCAGAGCTTGTATCTTGTACATTATCTCCGACTTCTGTTTTCATTGTTGTAAATAATTTGTTTATCATATAACTTCTCCGCTAATCAATCTTTGATACATTGGATGATTTGAGTCTCCAAATTTCTTAATAAATCTTTCTCTATTCTTATTGAAATTTTCTACATGGTCTGGCTTTGCGTACTCCGTCTGACCAGGTTTATGATCCACAACAACATTAAAATTGCGATACATCTTTTGACCTTTTAAGTACCGTCTCATAATAAAGTCTGTGTCATCCCAACTATTTACATAACCCTCATCAAAATACTCACCGTCATCTAAAAACATTGCAACCGAGAACCAGATACCTTCTTCAATTTCATCTCTTTGACTGTGGTTTAATTGAGTAGTTGCTAGTGTTGCAATTCCACAATCTTTTTTGTTACTGAAACAATGAAGCAGTGCATCTAACCATCCAGGTTTTAGGTTTACATCATTGGTTAATAAAACCTTAAACTCAGATTCTAATAATCTAAACCCTCTATTAATTGACTTTGTACAAGTACTCTTTTTAGCCTCGTAGATATGAAAGTCGCAGTACTCTCTTAAGTGATCGCTTTCTGTCTCAACAACTACTAAATTAAAAGGTATAGAGGTTAACTGTTTAGCGCTCTCTAACAACTTAATACTCATAGCAAGTTGTTTATTAGTGTTTATCAAAGCTGGGACAATGACTGAAATCATAGATACTGTTTTAACTCTTCTGGTAATGGGTTATATTCTGCTTTAAAGGTTCTATCAGGAAAGACTATATCTTCTCCTTCTTTCCAGTTCTCGTAATGCTTCTCGTACCAACCATCCCAGTTGTGATCTTTAGCATGTGAATATGTCTCTATCTTTTTCTTTATATCTTTAGGAGCACACCACGCTAAATGATGAATCTCAATATCTTCTAAAACTTCGCAGGGGGCTGCAACATTGCCAATATGTACAAAACGCACATGAGGCTTAATAGCAATAACAGGTTTGAAGTCATCATCTTTAATTCTCCACTCTGTTGTTTTCCAGTATGATTGTTGTTTGATAATAAACGCTTCAGAGGTTGTGTTCTCTAACTTATTTATTAACTTCTCAACAACATGATGTTCAAGCCACATATCAACATCTGTACAAATAATCCAATCGCAGTCTTGAAGCATTGCTATGCCAGTATTTCTTTGATGGTGATCCATCTCCCAAAAGCCTTCAACAACTTCGCAACCTAATTCATCTGCGATGTCTGCTGAACCATCGGATAATAAACACTGACCATAATAAGGTCTTTCACTAACTAACATGACGTGTCTATTAACAAAAGGCTTTAAACTCTCAACACAGCCTTCAATCAAGGGAGCTTCATTGTAGACAAGACTAACAGCTCCTAAGTTCATACTTTCGACCCCCGATAGTAACAACTGGCAATTGCTTGCCTGGAAAATGATTTGCTCTAACTTCTCGATTAGCTAATGCGTAAGGCACATTCTTCGATTTATTAAAATCAATATCACTTTTATGAAAGTATCTTCTAAAGGCTTTATCTTGAGGTTTCCTAGGTGCAGTTCCTTCAACAATACCTTTATAATGTTTCTTTAATAACTGAAGCCCTTGCCACTCCAATACCTTATAAAGTTCACTAGCTGTCATGATTCCAATGGGGCATTCCCATATATCAATAATGTCTCCACCATCAAAACTCTTGTCCATATAATGAAGCGTTACACCTGCTCTATCAGATGTCATTATTTGCCAGTAAATAGGGTTACAGCCAGCGTAGAAAGGAAGCGTACCATAATGTATGTTTACACATGTATGGCTCTCTAATAGGCTCTCAGGGACTAAATAAGGGTATTGACAACTTACAACAATATCGTTATCGGATTTGCTCTCTTTTATGATACTGTCGTATAATTTATGAGTCTCACCATTGCCTAGAAATATAATCATGAGAAAATCTCCTCATGCCATTGCTTCGCAACATTCGCCCAAGAAAACTCACTCTTATGAGTTAAGACTTCTTTTCTTAATTCTTCTTGCTTGTTCGTATCTTTAAGAAGCGAAATAAGCTCAGCTTTAAACTTTTCATTTGCATCACCAACACCGCCTTTTCCATCTATTCTGATACCTGATTTAACAGTCTCTTTAAGTGCTGCGTAATTAATAACAAGTGGAACACATCCACATGCTTGAGCTTTCATAGCGCTAATACAACTTATTTCTTCAAAGTGACTTGGGTAAACCCAAATACCAGACTTATAGAACTCTTTATTCAACTTTTTATGGCCTACACGACCATGATCTATTACGCCAGGCTGATCCATGAGTTTCACCATATATTCTTTAAACTTATTATCTCTCATCCCTAAAGAAGCAAGATGATCATAAGTGTTCCATCCGTAATATAGGTGTAACTCCACTTGCGGAACTTCTTTTCGTATATCAGACCACATGTGTAATAAATTCTCTATCCCTCTGTCATAACTAGAGGTATGAATAAGGCGATAAGGATTTCTTTCAGGTTCTACTTTAAGAACAAAGTCTTTTAAGTTAATACCATTAGCACTAACACAAATCTTTTCATCAGGAATAAAGTCTGGTAATAGTGTTTTATGGTACTGACTTAATACTAATACTTTATCAAATGTTTCTTCATCACCTTTTTTAAACATTCCTTCAGGAACATCATGCAACCAAATAACCTTCTTCTTAGCGTTTAACCCTCCGAAGATGTTACCTCTCCAAGCAATAACAATATTAAACAAATCATTAGGATTGAACTCATAATAATTTTTATACTTAACTCCACCGTATTCGCCTTCCATTTCTCCACAAGAATTAAATACAGTAACGCTATAACCTAATCTGTTTAGTTCTTGAGAAAGATAAATAACCGCTTCCTCACTACCTCCTGCACCAGAATGTACACTTGGTGGAGCCCATTCTTCTAATCCTAGACCACAGTAAATAGCTATCTCTTTTTTATGCCATACTTTAGGTGGAAGCGTCTTATGTCTTAAGACATGTATTCTTTCATCCTTAAGCATACTTGTTGGTATTGCTTCAACCAACTTAACTAATTTACTTGGGTCATTACGTTTAGTATATTGAACGAGCCACGCTAGATGTTTAACGTAATTATTATTCTCTAAACCTTGTTCAAATAAAGATTCATATTTTTTAACAAACTCATGATTAGGAACCGACTTCTTAGCTAATTGAAAAAGCTGATTAGCCTTCTCCATGTCTCCAATGTGGAAGTAACAAAGGGCCATGTTAATCTGAGTTAAGTACCCATAAACACTAGGATCAATAATGTTCATAGTATTAGGTACTTTTTTACTAACACCTATGTTGAACCAATGAAGAGCTTTCTCAAACTTCTCTTGGTCTAGGTAAATCTGTCCAAACTTTAAGTACGCATCAGGATATTCTTCTTCTAGGTGAATAGCCTCATTACACGCTGCAATAGCTTCGTTGTATTTCTTTAATCGTACATAACAGTCTGCTAACTGAATCCAGGCATAGTACTTATCTTCTGTCCAACCTGACTTAGCTATTAAAATCTCAAGAAAAGGAATAGCTTTTTCATATTCGCCAATACCTAGAAACGATCTTCCTAGATATGCAATAGTTCTAGGATCTGTATTCTCACGATTCTTGTTATAATCATCAATGAGTATCTCAAGGTTTCGTCTATTACTACTTAAAGCATGTTCGTGCGTAATGTTGTGATAAATCTGAAAAGATGTTTCTTTAACACCTTTAAATGTATCCATATCTTCTATGAAGATGTTCTCATGTACAGGACACTTCCAATAAGCATTTGGAGTCTTTCTAATAATTGTCTCACGCCAATGTTTAGCGTTACAATTCCCATCCTGGTCATGCGAGTAAAGATACTCAACATAAACTACATCAATCTGTTGATTCTTAGCTTTATTAAATACTCTTTCTAAAGATTGTACATTTAGAATCTTATCATCTGTATCTAATCGAAAGTAATACTCAGTACGAACTTTACTTGCTAAAAAGTTTCTTTTATCTGCGAAATCATTAATCCATTTATATGGATAAACAGAGATTGTACAATTTCCTTCTTTGCCAGTTAACTTCTCAAAGTCATCTAACCTTTGGTCTGCCGCTATTGCAATCTCTTTAAAATACGGAGAATAATCCTTTATAATCTCCGTAACCTGCTCTACTTCATCTTTAGCAATTATCGCTAATGTTAAATCCATACCCCACCCCCTATAATTTTCTTGGTACTGCAAATTGTGGATAGTTCTTAGCTAACCACATAATGTCCTTATCATCATTAATAAGTTTACGTCCATGCTTCTTTTCATACCGATCAAGCATTTCATACATGAAAACAGGAAACTTAACCCCTAGTCTCATTGAGTTATTGGCGAATGAAGCGTGATCATTTTGACATTCGTCTTTAACTCTTTTACATTCTTTTGCAACAGCCCTTGCATGATCTTTATTTGTTCCAACCTGTGGATCTTCACAACAAGGAAAGTCATCAGGGTTAAAGTCGCTCCCACAATAATTGCAATATCTTGTAGGGTCTTTTAAAGCTAAATTAATAATTGAATCGTATGCTTCTTTTCTATTTGTGCTTCTTATTAATGTCATACTACCCCTAAAAGAAGGGGGGCTTTGCGCCCCCCAAGCTTTTTATAAGTGTGCAGTCGCGTTGAAACCTGCGTTATTATGCAAACACTCAAGAGTTAACTCACCAACGATTTGAGCATTGCTCGCATCACCAGTTTTAGCCAACTCACGATTTGTTGGTTTACGAAGATATGCAATCTTGAAGAAATCTTCGTTAATACCTACAACATCGTAATTAGTATCACCTGAAACAGTTACATAGCGGTGAGCAAATAACTTAACGTTAGTTGCAGCATCAGCTTGGTAAATGTCAACAGCGTTAACCAAACGTCGATCAGTAGCATCTACATTTTTAGTAGAACCAGCAGTAAAACCACTGATTTTACGTTTCATGTACATACCAGCGTAGATAGCGTTAACTTCTGTTCCGTCATCCCATACATCTTGAAGATAATCATTTAAGATTACTTCAGTCAATGAAACACCAGATTGAGCTGTTGTATTAGCTAAGAAAGCTTTTACACCTTTAAGTGTACGAGCTGCTGAACCAGTACCACAAGCTAAAGTTCCACGCATAAGAGCGAACTCTTGATCTTGTTTCCACTCTTTCATTGCTTTCATTGACTCATAAGTATAACGATCTTCAAAACCTGCTGAATTTACAGCACGATCTGAATCTGATACAGAGTAGTCAATAGTAACAATTTGACAGTGGTTAGTTAAACGTTGTGGGTTAGTGCGAGCAGCATAAGTAGCGTCAGCTCCTTCAACTGTTGCATTAACTCCAGGAGTTTTTAAAGTGTCAGTCAACCACTCGTGAAGAATGTTTGATGCACTTGATTGTCCTAAACCTGAACCTAATTGAGTTTCTTTAAAGTCCAAGTTTGTAATAACGTCTAGAAGATCTTCTTTCATAGCGTTATTATCGTATGTATACGTATTTGCCATTTCTTAGTTTCCTATCTTACCTTGCGATTTTAATATTTCACGCACAGCATTGTAGGCATCAGTCTTTGAACCAGTCTTAGCTAATCTATCAATAGCAGAAGAATAATTCGTGGCTTTTGAGGTTGGGGCATCGACCCCTGAACCCTCAACTAGCGTTGCTTGTTTAAGCTTAGCAGCTTGACGTTTTAACCCTGTTAACTCTTGTTGAGTCGTTCCTTGTTTAAGGTCAATGTAATCTGCATAAGCTAATTTCATAGCAATAGCTAAAGCATCAGGTTCGTTAGCAATCCTTGCGTCTTGCATGTATTGAGCTGCTAGGTTTGTTAGTTTAGAACCTTGATTCCAAACTTTATTACCAGCAGAATCAACAACGAAAGCCTCCGAATAACGTGGGTTAGACACAACTTCCATTTCGACTTGTTGTCTTGTTTGTTGTGCTTGAAGTTCCTCACGTTCCTTCTTGCGGATCTCTTGAAGCTTAGCTTCTAACTTCTGTTCTTTAATTGCATCAATTTGCTCTTCAGCCCAAGCCACATATTGTGGGTTATCTTGGTTCTCAATAGAAAATTGACGTAACTGCGCTACTGTGTACTGTGGTTTAGTTTCTTTTTCCTTGTTTGCCTCAGCAAGTGTTTGCTTGATGATGTTAGGAAGATTATCAACATTTTCCCTAAGCTTACGCTCAAGTTCCATGGCTTTATTCTTCCAAGGGACTCCTCTTTCATCTAGCTCTTCATCCACTTGACCCTGTGGTGGGGTTTCCTGCTCTGGCTCTTCTTGAGTTGACGACTCCTCAAGCTCAGTGTTAACGTCTTGTTCTTCTAAGGTAGATGACTCCTCAATTACATCTTGTTCAAGTTCCATGTAATGCTTTCTCCCTTAACGCTGGGGTGCGAGTGCGCTTTCCCTAACCTTGTTAACTCTGTTTGTTAAGCCATTTAAATTCTCGGCTATGTCTGGTCGGGTTAAAGCGGCTTGGTTTAAAAAGTCAAGCCGACGATCCGAAAGTTCATTGACAAATCCTTCTCTACCCTTTGTCTTTATAAACTCCTTATACGCCTTCATTGTATTCGGACCAATAATGCCATCTTCCTTTGCCCCAACGGTTCTTTGAAAAACCTTTGCAGCATTAGCTGGTCCACTATTAAAAGAAAAGTCAACAACAATAGGAAGAACATCCCGAGGAATGTTTTTAATACCATGTCTGTCGATAAACTCTTCTTGTAATATGTTTAAGAAATCATCAAAGCTTGCTTCTGCAACATCTTTCTCAGGCAAGTTCTTTGCTTTGCGATAAGCTGTGAATGTCTTTTGGTTAAGCCCACCAATTGAAACTGTTCCGTCAGCTTCAACAAATCGGTCACCTTCTAACGCCTGTATGTCTCTAGCTAGTTTAACTAGAAAGTCATCTTGTTTTTCTTTTCTAGTTACTTTAGTTGCTTTTTTATTATCACTCATATTAATAACCTGCCTCTAATAAATCTGGGTTCTCAAGTTCTGCTTTTTCTCTTAGGAGTTCACTTAAGTCAAATTTAAGATGTTCAATTGTGTTAATAAGATGTGAATAAGCCATTTTCGTTACTCGCATCTCTTGAATTTTCCAATAATCTTCAACTGGTGTTAAATGCCATGTATCATCAATTGTTTTAGAGTTTTCTCTAAACATATCAATTAACATGTGAAAACTATTATTATTCTCCAACCCTTCTAGGATTGATTTAACCTTATGAATCTTAAAATTTATAACTTTAAGTATTTGCTCCATTTGCTACCCCTTGTGTTATAGAACTGACTTTTCCTAATATCTCTGCTTCTTTTTTAGCGATAGACGCTTCTTCGTCTGTATCACGTCCTTCTAAGTCAGGCTCGATTCCTAATTCTTGCAAGAACTGAGCTTGTTCAACAGAAGTCATATTCTTCATAGAACGAGATAATAATTTCATACGTTCTTGTTGTTGACCTGACTGATCTG